CGCGTCGGGAAATTTTATCGCGCGGTTTGCGAGTGCGCGACATGAGGGGATGAAATTGAGCGAGGTTCTTACTAATAGATGTGCAAAAGACGCTTAAGAAAAAAACTCCTGAAGTCTTCGATTCAGTTGAGTGGTGCTTACAAGAAGAATGTGAAGCAGATTGCAGAAGGTCTCACCCAGTTGCAGAATGGTGGTAAACTGTTCGATCATGAGTACATGGCAAAAGGTGAGCCAATGAAAGCGGAAGGCAAAGTTCCGAAAGTGCAAGGTATTCCCTTTATGAATAAAGGTGGCCAAATGATCTTTGCGGCTGCAGTTGCGATGCTTCAAGAGTTCTTGCGAGTAAATCTGCGTGAGAATATAGCTATTGATGTTGGTCTAGATGAAACGCTGCTGATGACTCGATTAGTGAAGATCTTTTCACAACAAAACCCAAATTTCAATTTAGAGTTGGATTTGGAGCAACAAGATAGTACACATAGTGACAAGCATATAGCAATATTTGCTTGGTTCATGGAACTAGCAGGTGTGCCAGACTTCATAATCGACTTAGTAGTAGAAGCACGAATCAAGCACCACATTAAGACACAAACTCCCGCCTTTTCCATGGATAGTGGATTAGCGCTGGGTACAGGTGACCCGTGGACCTTAATAGCTAACATCTTAATGATGCTCTCAAGTGTGGCCATGGATTTTGTGTGGCCAAAGAAATTCGGTATGGCGCAAAAAGGTGACGACCTGACTGGTCATGGTAAGTTTCTGCTGAAGCCCATGGACCAGCGTTATTTCAAAGGTGTCATCTACAAAATAGATGTGGGTAAGCCGCTCCCTACTTTCTGCAGCAAGGCTTTTGCAGGTGTGGTGATAAGGAAATTGTCACGAAAACTTGCAAAAATGTTGTCTGTAAGAAATAATGATGAAAGACTCAAAGATCAACATTTCAATTGGCAAATCCTCTATAAGGAGATCATGGCTGTTGGGCCTGAAGCGTATGCTGATGCCCTCCAGTTAGCAATGCCAAAGACGGATGCTCGTGTGTTGACTGAACTTTATGTTCAAACTTTCGAGCAACTGTGTAAAATGAAATTGTTGATTCCAAACTTCTACAAAGCCACTCATGAGATTGTTAATGCACGCGATCTTTGTGTTTTTCAATCTTTAATGCTTGTGGCTCCAAATCATCATAAGAACTCGTACTTTGCTAGACCAAATGTGCCCATAAGTGACTTGACCGCTTTCGCCGATCGCGAGCGGATTCAATACAAGTTAATCAAAGGCAGGTATGAGAAGAAGGGACTTAAACGCATGCTATTGGATGACCTTTTCTTTAAAGGTCTGATAATATGGGAAGATCATGTAGTGGGGGTGAAACCAAAACGCGCAATAATTGGCAAGCAAGTTGTGCTGCGCGTAAAAACTGAACTCAACGTCCTTCAAGTTTATTAAAGCCAAACATCACTAACTAACAAACGCATACCGCACATGCGGAAGAGTGATGTTTTATTGTTTATTTGTTTTTTGAGAAAACAAAAAAAAAAAAAAAAAAAAAAAAAAAAAAAAAAAAAAAAAAAAAAAAAAAAAAAA